CTTAGAGGTGGCTGGAACGTGGAAGCGACTCCCATTGTGTTCTCGTAGGCTGAAAGGGGAGCTTCCCAGACTATCAATTTCCCTTGAAGGGATGGTTGACCTGTAATTTCGATAATTAGCTCAACATCTGTCGTCATAAAGATGTATCTTGCAAAGGCCATGTTCTGCAAATTGTCTGTGTTTCCCAAGCCTAGGAGGTCCTGTGGTAGAAACAGCCTAGCGATGTTATCTCCCTTCAGATCGGCAGAAGACCATTCGATCTCCCCACGATACATCTCACTTTCAAGCCCATATTCAATCCCTTCATTGCGTGCATTCACAGCTTTGTTAGCGAGCGCGTCAAAAGCTAAGAGCAGAGGCTTGGACACTGCCACTTCTTGCGTCGTGGCAGTTACCAATCCAGGATCATTCTGGGCATGAAAGAGGTAACTCACCTGTGGATTTACCGCTTGAGTGACAAAACCGTGGAAAATCTCCTGAAGTTCTGCTCGCAACAACCTTGGCTAATGAGACCGGGTTGCGGCGAACAATACTGAACTCCAGTCCTTGTTCTTCAATTCCTTTCTTTATCTCGTCGAAGAGTTGGTAGTAGAAAGTTGGTCCCCAAAGACTTGCGTACTCAAGGACAGTTTCAATTGTTGGCACATCATATTCAAATCCTTTCTTGCACCATTGCAGAGTCTGGAAGAGAGTACTTTTCTTAGAAGCCCCGCACCATAGTCCATCTATGATAACGGGGTGTGCTCCTAGGTACGTAATCTCTGAAAATTGCTTGGCGTGGTCCTCCAGTTCAGCTCCCTTAATGGAGGAAGTGTACTGTTGGTCAAGATGTTCGGCAAAAAGATCGCCTAGTTTCTTTGGGGTCCAATCAAATTTCGGGGTGACTGCAATAATGTGGTCATCACCAAGCGCGCACATTCTTATTTCATCTTCGAAGCGTAGTCCCGGATGTGTCTTAGAGAAGAGGTACCGTACATAGCCTTCGTTAACTAGGCAGTTAAGGATTGTGGTCCAAAAACAGCCAGAAGCCTGATTGCACTTAGTCCAATAATGAAACTGTGAAACCTGCATAGGAGTCTTAGTCTCATGATCGACCATGAACTTGTGTTGATTTTTCGTTACGCCATATTCTGAAGCAATACTGCCAATGACCTTGTAGGCCTGTTCCTGAAACTGAGGTATCATACGATAGTCCCACTCACAAATGTCGCCATCTATGAATTTTATATCGCGTGAGTTCATGTCTGTTAGTTGATCATACAGACGGTTCATGGAATGGGAATACTGGTTCACTCCAATAGACGCAACTATGCCTGGTGTATTTTGCATGGCAATGATAAAGGGACCATACAGCATTCGGAAAGCCACAAGACAGATCAGATCGTTTGAATAGATCATCC